TATTGCCTGTCCCCGGCCTTGCGGTCGTTGCCCACGGTCGGATCGGCGGGGACGCCAACCGAACTCGCCTCCAGCGGCATCCACTTCGTCGCACGGTACGTGTCGCCCTCTTCCTTCGAGGATTTCTCGAGCATGTACTCGTTGACCATGTAGCCGACAGAGATGAACCGCCGGATCCCGTCCTGAATGTCCGTCTTGATTTGCTGTGCCGGAGCACTCCGGGAGAACCGGACCTGACCGCGAAGTTTCTTGTCGTCGCCGACTTTCACGCCTTCAACGATCCCGATTACCGACTTGGCGTCGTGCGAATCGAGAAAAGAGAGTCCGCGCTTCGCGCGCGAGAGATCGATGGCTTCAGAAGAGTGATCGAGGATTTCTTTCCCGAACCAGCGCTCGACCGGATACTCCGAAGAGATGGAAATATCGAAGCGGTCATCGTCGCGCTTGCCGGCCGCGTTCTCGCCAGTGCCGTCGTCGTCCTCCTCATCGTCCTCGGGGTCGAGTTCTTCGCCGGCGTCCTTCTTCGCCTTCCTCGCCGCAATGCGAGCGGCGAGAGCTTCCACCTCCGCCGGTGAGAGAACCTTCTTCTCCCGTTTCACCGGAACCATTTCCAGGACTTCGAACTCGCGCGTCAGCATGGGCAGCGACTCGCCGAGCTTTTCCTTTTCGCGTTCCGCTGTTGGCTTCATTCGCTCCTCCTGAGTGAAATGACGCGACGCGCTCCCGCGGCCGCGGATTTTTTGCCTTCGCCATTACCAGACCCCGATGCTTCACTGGCACCTGCCTCGTCCTCTTCGTCGACCTGATCCTTCGGCCCTTTGTCGACGGTTGGTGCTTTCGCCGAAATCGTGAGCTGGAGGTCGTATTCGTCGGCGAGCTCCTTCTCTTCCTTGAGCTGCTCGAAGACTTCCTCGACGTCGCCGCCCTGCTCCGAAATGGCAGCATCACGACTCGTGAGGCCCGCGCCGATGCCGAGAATCGTGGCCTGTACGTCCTTAAGCGGATCGACCCACATCCAACCGCGCGGCTCCCATTTGCCCTCACAGAATCGCGAGGGATCGCGGGAGTCGAGCACGAGCGCGCCGGCGAGAAGAGCCATCCCGAGCCATTCCTTGAAGATCGGCTGCAGCATGTTCTCTTTGAGGAAAGACTGGAGGATGCGCCACTGGTCGCGCTCGATGAGCAGGCCAGAGCGCATCGAAGAGTAGTTGACTCCCTCGAGGTCGCACGCGAGCGCGTTGTAGGAAACGCCGAGAGAAGAGGCGACAAACCGGAGCATCGCCTTCACAAACGTCGGGAATGTGCCGGCAGGATGGTCGGGAGACCAGGCGGTGAATTTCATTCCCGGAGGGAGCTGCTCGACGACACCAGGCTCCGCATTGATCCGGTATTTCGCGTCGGGATTCGGTTCGACGAAACCCGATGCGTCCTGGATTTCCAGGAATCCCATTTTCGCGGCGCCCGTGCGCGCCGCTACAAGTTCTGCCTCGACGTAGCCGCCGAGCATTCGCAATTCGACCATGCACGGATGAAACCAGGTGATCCCGCGCGTTTGGGAGATGCGCTCGGGGTCGTAGAGATGAACGATTTGCTCCGCTGGGATCCTCGTGCGGACAAGTGAGCCTCCGAGGTCGGAAGGATGCTTTTCGTTGATGTGGTAGGCGACCGGCCGTCCCCACTCATCCACTTCGATTCCCATCCGAATCTCGTTCTCGCCATTCGACGGTGCGCGGGAGAACAGATGGTCGAGCTGGTCGGCATCGATGAGCTGTAGCGCGAATCGGTGCTTATTACTGAACCCCTGCACCTTGCGAATGAACACCTCGCCGTCAACAGCGATGTTCTTCAGCACGAGGTTCTGCACGGCGCGAAACGACAGCTTGCCGTCGACCGTGCAATTTCCCAATTCCCCCCATTCCTTCCACGCCGCCTCGATCTTCTGATTGAAAGCGGTGTTGAGGCTCTTGTCGTTATTCCGCACGAGGGCCTTGTAGCCGATGCCCTTCTCGCCGAGCACGTTCGACGTGAGGATTTTCAGGTAGGACTTCGCAACGGGATTGTTGCGGGAGAGCTCGCGCGCGCGAGCGCGGAGCAGCCGCATGTTGCCCTTGATTTCCTGATCGGCGGAGAGGATCGAAGCAATCCAGTCCATGGTGAAGCGACCGCCAGTGGCACCGTTAAAAACGGTGAGCGAGCGCTTCCCGGTCAGAAAATTCGAGACGCGGCGGAGCCACGCGGGGGTGTTCATTGCTGCAGCCCCGTGACGTCCTGCCATGTCGGTGGGAAGTCCGGCGATTCCGGCTCCGTGTCGAACTGCACGCGGTAGGGAATCCCGAGCTGGCCCGGATTATTCTGGCGCCAGATCGCCGCGCGGAGTTCGCCGCGGATCGTGCGGAGCTCGGCAATCGGGATTTTACTGACGGAGCGGCCGGCGATTTGATACGCCTGAATGTCGGCCGTGAGTCGGCCGGAGATAGCTGCCTCCACCACGGCGAGCGTCCGCTCTTCCCATGTGTTGAACGCGCCGGCTGCAGCGGTCCCCACATTGGGCTCGATGTTGATCACGAGTTCATCACCCGTGATGTCGTACACGTCACCCGTACCAGAGTTCACGAGCCGTTCGGCATAGCGGAATGGGCCGGGGTTTAGACTGGCGGTGTCAGCGGGGAGGAAAACGATCTGGAAAATATTGTTGAGGACCGTGGCGGCTTTGCTGAACTTCTGCGTGAGACCGTTCAAATAGATCGTGTACGTCCACCCATCCGACGGCTGGAAGTCAGCGAGAGTCCGCGTGTACTTCACAGTGGTCCCCGCCGGGAAGTGGTCGGGGACCGAGTCGGGAATGATGGGGGGCATTTGACTATAAAATTAGAGTCAAATCCTGCGGTCTGAAACTAGAGACTCTCTCTACAAGCCGAAAAGGAAAACGGCTCCCGGACGCGGGAGCCGTTTGGGTGAAATGAAGGCCAGGGAGACCCGGTACTTCTAGCGCGAGGTTTGCATCGAGTGCAAAACGCCGTCCTGAACGTAGAGATACTCCTCGCCATAGACCCACTGCTCGCGATGGATGTTCGCGGTGATGGTGGTGTTTATTTTTTCCGGCTTTCCCCATGCTAGGGTCACCTGCTCGGCAGTCATCCCAATTGAGACTTTCTTTTGGTCGATGGTCTGACAGATATCCATATCCCACTCGGCATGTTTCGTGCAGGCGGCGCGGACGGCAGGGCGCTTCAGGAGCTGGAGATCGTGCGGACGTGTTTGCTGTGCAAGGTTGGCCTTCTGTTGAGCGGCAGAGTTCGCTGCGCCTGCAGATTCAAGGTCCGCCTGCGATGCCTTGTACATCGCCGAGATGACGAGCACCGCCAGAACGAGAACGAAACCAACGACTAGCTTTTTCATGAGAGCCTCCCAGTTCGATTTTAGAGTGACCACTCCGAAAAGCGAGATTACTTCCGTACTACTGTTCCGTATTAACAACGACCCCTTCATCGCCGCGACGTCTTCCGACGCCGGCGCTGTTCGCGGAGTTGCTCCACGTCCCGTTTGAATTCGGGCGAGCGAGCCGCCTGGATCATGCCGCGCAGGAAGTGAACGCACGCGCAAAACGAAAGAACGAATACGAAGCAGGACCAGGTCTCGCGGCTCATGAGATCACCAGTCCGAATTCTTTGCGCTTCGACCGCAGTTTCGCCACAACGGAGGAAACTGTCAGGTCTTTCTCGGGGAGAGAGCAGGAACTCCCGGTCACGGGATCGCGGAAGAGAATATGCCCCTCCCATGTCCCGAGCCACTGGCCATCTGTCAGTTCGACGATTTGCTCTGCGTTGGACTTCATCAGCTCCCTCATTCCAGGTCCCCTAATGCGTCTCTTTGCTTATCGTAGTGAATACTACGAAAACGTAGTGGTCGCTACGATAGTACTTTCGTCCTATTAGCGCCAGCCTTGAACCCACGAGGATCCCCCGCCTTGGCGCCCAGACGGCCCGCCCGAGCCTCCCTGTTGCCCACCTGATCCCCCTCCAGGAGGCTCAGGCAGCGGTTGGCGCAGCGCTTCCGCCATCTCTCCGAGCTTGCGGATCGTCGCCTGCCCCATCACGTAGAGCGCTGCAAGGGCATAGACCTCGAGGTCGAGTGCCTCATTTCGAGCTCGCGTCTTGATGTATTCGCGAATCGTGCCTTTGCCGCGGCGATATTTGCGGACCGCCTTCTCGGAGGTGAGCTGCGCGAGGTATTCGTCCTCGGAAAAATCGGGGAGATGCATGTAGCCAGGACCAGGAGCCGGTATCTTCATGCGCGCGAAGATCCGATCCTTCGCCGTGTCGGTCCCAATCATCCAGAGCTTCACTCGATACTGATTGTTCACGCTGAACTTGCCGAGGATTTCCTTCCCCGATTCGCTTGAGCCTTTAAGCGCGAAGA